CTTATAGCCTTAACAGATTTACCAATGACCTCTGACATATCCTCATAACTGACACCACTGTCAAGGAGTTCATCTAGTTTTTTTAGTTGCCAATCTTCCCACTTGTTATGAGGGCTTTTCCTAAGTGGCCTGCCCTTTAGTTTTAAATCATTGCACCTTCTTTGGATTGCTCCCTCTGTTCTCCGCATGATCTTGGATATTTCTGTGTAAGTGTACTTGTATTGATTAACCAATCGTTCAAGCCGCTTATCCTCAATGCTTGTCCATGGGGTTTTTATGTAACGTTGGCTAAGTTCATAGTCATGCCTACGCTTTTCTTTTACCCAGGCAGGTTCTTTGCCCAATAAATTTTCTTCGAATTTGGAAAAGTCCAGAAAATTCTGATTTTGTTCCGCCCATTTCCACCAATCTGTTAATCGTACAACCTTAAATGAGCAATTCCTTACTTTCTTTTCGATAATTGGGAAATCCCTATTTTTTATCCATGATATCTCTTTGTAGTTTCTGCCACCTTGAATTCCCAAAGCTTTTAGTAGTTGGCTCCATGACACATATTCGCCACTTTCTAGAAATGGTCCTAATCCTAATCTATGTACCTTAATTAAAATTGCATTTTCGGTTCTGCCAAGTTTTTTAGCTATGGTTTTCAGCGAAAGAGTTCCCCATTTTTCAGAAAGATAATCATATTCTTCCTGTGTCCATTTTTTGTGCTGTCTCACCTAAATCACCCCTTTTCTGACACCACATAGGGCTTGTTGTGCATGTCCTGTTTACTATCCTTTTAGCCGCCAAGCACAACAAAACATCTTTACCCGTGGTGTTTATTACTGTTATACAGTTGTCACAGTCCGTACATCTTGGGGCTTTATAGTTAAGATTTGTTCCGCCTTGTGTGACTCGTGACTGTATTCCCCGGGATCTCATAAAGGCATACACTGCACTTTCTTCTACATAATCCTCAAAATATTTTTGTATGCGTTCTGCAATTCCCTGCACTGTCATACCGGCGGCCGCATATTCGGTTATTTCGTTGAGATACGGGTCAAATTTGGATTTCTTTCTACGCATTATATCGCCTCCACATATTTAACCCATTTACCGTTTACTTTTTCTTTAACTATTTTCCCTTTGCCGGTTTTTAATAGTTCGGCTGCTTTTCTCATGTCGTTCCATTGCTTTTTTAAGTCTGCGTTTATCGTGCTTTCCAGCATGATTTCTCCGTCTTTTTCCATGGTATATCTTTTTCTAAAAACATGGCCGCATGCCGCATAGCTGTATACAGACCGTTTTGGTATGTTAAGTAGTTCATGTACTTCTCTTACCGTTAATCCCTTTGCTATTTGTTTGCCATTATCAAAAACTGTAAATGTGTTCATAACTTACCTCCTATAATCCTTTATTGATAAGTCTCCGTTCTAATTCAGCATAATCATCTGCTGTATACTCTCTCTGTGGATAATTATTAAACTTGTTAGTGGATTGTTGCTTTTTTGGTTGCGTTGTGGAGTTCTTGTAATTGCCATCTAAAACCTTAGCCATGTTACTATCTTTTATTAACCAGTCAAATGTGGCTGACCAGTTACGGTCATTCTTACCTTTAAGGAAGTCACTTTCCTCGGCCATTTGAAATAATGTTTTAAAATCGTCTATGGTGTATGTGTTTAGTCGTGCTTTAATTGCTTTCTTTCGTGCATCTGATAACTTGGTTAGTCTAGGGTAAGATTTGCATATAGAGTTGTATAAGTCGGCTATTTCTTGGTAAGGGGTCGATTTAAATTCTTTTTCTTCTTTATATGTTTTTTCTTCTTCTTTTTCTTTTGTTTCTTCTTTTTTTATCCCTAGACTATCAATACTGTATCCATAGTCTATAAATAGACTAGTTAATATCTGGATAAACTCTTGGTTCTTAACGTTGCTAAGTCCCTTCTTTATACACGTTTCTACTTTTGGTGATTTACTCCATGAGTATTTGTACCAGTTAAGTAAAAACATTTCCTTTGTATCTCTGCAATATAGGATTTTCCCATAATCGATAAATCTGTTTATTAACTTATCAACAGTTTCGCTATTATACCCCGTTTCCATTTCTATAACTTTTTTGGATATTTCATAGCAGCCTAATTGATTGGTTTTGCTATTTGTCATGAGATATATATAAAAATACTTTTCTTCCGGTGTAAGTTCCAAAATAAATGGATCCTGCCAAAATGAAATATGTATTGTTCTATAAACAGCCATTCGACCACTCCCTGTATAATTCAATCCAATCATCAAGCGTCATTGTTACTAACCACTCACAGTTGTTTTTTCGGTGGAATACTGCCGGTAGCTTTGTGTCAAACGGTAGCGCGTCCCTTTTCGCTTGATCTATTGCGTCATATATATTAAGTCTTTCAACTCGTTTAACTTCGATATGTATTCCCGGCAACCCAACTACATCTGCGTCCCCATTGGCTCCAGAATACTGTTGTCCTCGTCTACAGTTATATCCGTATTCTCTTAGTCTTCTTGCAAGCTCTCTTTCGCCTTGTGCTCCTTTACGTCTACTGTTAATCTTACTCATTCCGCCTCCTTTCTCCGGGGTTTTTACACCCCGGATTTATCAGATAAGAAGGTTATACATGGCTTTGTGATATGTTATACTTAGGCGCCTATGTACTACCTTTGGCTATTTAATGTACGATTTACCAAACATCTTTATAAACACACTCCGCATATCTCCACGTTTTAGCGTAATTGTGATTTTTGGTGGTAAATCTTCAAATTTATATGTTTCTTCAAATGTTTTTTGTGCTATTTCTTTGAGATTGTCTGATAGTTCGGCGTTTTTATGTACTCCTGTATCGCCACGGTGGTGTTCTCTGCATAGCCAAACTTTTAGTCCATATTTCTCACTTAGCTTTCTGTTAGCTGTTCCAAAAAAGATATGGTGGTTCTCAAGCCAGTGGTACTGGCCACAGACAAAACATTGTTTATCATCTTGTATAATGGACTTCATACTCCCCACCTTTCCTTCATCATCTGCAGTTCGCTCGGTGTTAAAGTCTCAATGCCTAACTCTTGTGCTTCACTTACTATTCCGTCAATAAACTTGCTCATTTCAAGTGTGTCATACATACTACTTCCCTTTATTACTCTGTAATGATTAAACTCTTTATCGCCTACATAGCCCTTACCCATAAATGCACAGTGGATATCAGCATTTTTTATATCAACCTTGGATGGTACAGATATTGTTATTAAATTGCCTTCGTCGTCTGTTGTGTTTGTTCCATACCGTCTAAGCATTTCCTCGTAAACTTCTTCCTTGCTTACTCTCAAAACTTCGGCTATTTCGGACATTAGCTTCCACGCATAGTTATTAGCATTGAGTGATCTCTTTTGACGATACTTTTTGACTGTAACACTTAACTTTTCGCAGTCTTTAATTTTGTCATACCCCGATATCACCCTGTCTCTTTCATTGACCGAAAAGGTAATTAGTGTTTTGCCAGCTATAAAGTCATTAGATATCCCTTTTATTTGCCCTGTAAATTCCACTAGGCACCACTCTTCCTACACCTGTTACAAAGCGCCACACCATTGCAATTTTTCTTGGCTATTTCGTAACCGTCTTTGGCTGTGTATTTCTTCCCTTTCCATTCAAAATCGGTAAAGGGTATACCGCATTTCTCACACTTGTATTCGACTTGTTTTACCCCATTATGCGTGTTGTCCATACTGTCAGCGTCTTTGTTATCATCTATACAAAACAGGCCGTTTAAAGCGTATTTTCGTGCATATGATGATGTTGCTCCTGTAACTTGACTGGCGTCCATACCTTTTTTGGATTCTTCTTCCCTTGCATAGGCTACATTTTCAATCGCTTGATTACTTTCGCAATCTAATAGCTTAGCTGTGGCTTTTACATAGTACCGCTCACCGATCTGCACGATTTCATCAGATACAGTCAATACCGTTTTGGTTTCATTTAGCAGCGGTTTTACTCCTTCCTGGATATCTTCGCAGCTTCTATAGTGGTATTTTCCGAAATAGTTATATTGATTTTTCGGAGCTTTTAAATTAGATTGTATGTACTGTAATTTTTCTAACAGAGTCATAACATCACCTTATCCTTAAACTTTCCGACTGTTCCAATCGTGCAAATGGCAGTTCTTGCTGTTTTAAAATTTCTTTAATTGCCTTGGTGTCAATTTTCGGTTCTTGCGGTATTAAGTATTCTTCTGGCACTTCACCAGTAATAACTAATCTCGCAGGATTTTTTTGAATATTAAAACTAAATAGTTCTGTCTTGAATTTAGTCTTTCCAGTGGCACTCATGGCCGTTTCTAGAGCCTGTTTTAAGTTTTTGATATTATTCTCTATTACAGATTTTCTCTTGCTTAAACGGTCTATTTCATCCTTTAATACCGCTGTTTTACCTTCCAGTTCTCTTATTACCTTTGCATAACCATCCGCTTTTATTTCGATTTCTCCGTCAAGCCCTTCCAACGTGTCGGCTATTAACTGCTTGTCCAATTCTTCAGATTCTGCTAATTCTAATAATTCTCTGTACTGTCCTGTGAGTTCGTACAGGGTAGCCATTCATATTCCTCCTTTTCGTATTCTCTTTGTATTCGTTTTCTTAATCTATTTATCCGTTCTTGCTCATGCTCGCTATATTCGTAAATATCTAGATTGTCCGGGATATACATTAAATCAGCCCTTCTAAAAATTTTTCAGTTTCTTCAATTTTTGCAATATTTTCTTCCGCATCATCTAGATAAAAATATACGTCTATATCTCGGTCTTTTTCTTCTTCCCACCCACCTACAAATCCAAATATTCGTATTGATTGCACATGCGGACTGTAATCAAAAAATACATCATGACCTTTTTCTCTTGCCTGCAGACATAATCTCAAAAGATTTAAAATTCGCTGTTCTTGCATATTGACCTCCTTCAAATATTCGTGATATAATCTACATAAGATGTTTTTCTTTGTGCCTTACTGGAGTTGCCGCTCCTTAAGGCTCTTTTTCTTTTGCTAAAGCAGTAAGGGCATTCATAGCCGCTTAATGGTACTTTCTGCATTTTGCTTATTTGCCAACCTAAATTACAGTTAAGACATAGTGCTATCCTGGCCACTTGGCACCTCCTTTGCTAGATAATTAATTAGATATGTACTTAACCCTAGCACTGCTAGTCCAATAATTAGTTGTAATACAGCCTGTCCTATGGTTATACGCTCAAGGTCAATTGCCCCAGCGGTACCAAATAGGGATAACACAGATGTTATAAATAAGATAAATGCTGTTAGCTCTAAGAGTTTCCGTTTCATGGCTTAACCCTCCTTTATATAACTACCTTAAATTTAATTTGTGAGTTAATATTCTTGATTTCCTCTTCTAGTGCTAGTGGTAACCTGTAGTTATTTACAATTTCGATTGCATAATCACATTGGCTGCGTTTGATCGCTTTGTAACTACTTACCCCAAACTCTCTTTTAAGTTGCCCGTGGATATCCGAATAAACTCTTGCTCTTAAGCCTCTGTCTTGATATGCATTACTATCTTTACCTCCTAGGCATTTAACTCCTTTTGTTTTAACAGCAGTGGTTATTCTGTCACATTCGATTGCAAGTAAAGGCATGTCCTTTTTAAAAGATTGCAGTTCATCGGCAACATCATCAATTTTTTCGTTAACTTCTAGTAATGCCTGTTGGGTAAGTTGGAGTTGCTCGATTGCTGTTAGTGGTTTCTTGGCTCTGAAATATGTATTCACTAGCTGTCTTTGCACATCCCAGGCTAAATCATCTGTAAATGATTTAACTATCATGAGATAGCCTTGTTCAGTAATAAGGGTTAGGCCGTTAGGTGCAGTAACTCCAAACTCTTTTTTTTGCTTCGTACGAATTTCGTACGATATAATCTTCGCCCTCAACTAGCCTGTCCTTATTTTCATTAAAATTTCTTCTAGCCGTTCCGCTTGGTCTTTCATGCACTGTGTCGATATCCGCCAGTGTAACTACTCTCTGACCTTTAAACTCTTTTGTAACAATTTCCTTATTGTTGATTTTAATTAAGTTATTCAATTACATTCCTCCTTTGATTAAGCAGTTTTTGTCTCAGTTTTAATTTTTTTTACTTTTATAGATACCTTTACGTTCTCCCGTCTTGAAATAATTCTTGCTATAGCTGCATATACTTTTTCCGGATCAGCCGATGTTTTTTCGTAGTCCATTTATCACCACTCCTAGTTCTCATTATTAATTTTCACAAACTTAAAATTGCGATTTATGCCACAAAACAATGCTAGGTCTATGCCGAGAAACAGGCACAGTTTAACGGCTGTGTCAATGTCAATTTTTCTAGTCCCTGCTTCATACCCAGAAATAGTATTGCTTTTTACTCCAAGTATGTCTGCCACATCTTTTTGTAATAAACCTTTAGTTATCCGAGCTGTCTTGATTAATTCTCCACGCTTTTTCCAGATATCATCGTATCCTTTCACTTTTACACCCCCTCTCATAATATGTTAATTTTTTCAGTTTTTCACAAAATTTCTGTTGACATTTCGCAATTTGCGATTTATAATATAAAAAGAGTTGCTTAATACATAGTACGCCCCAGTACTATGGATAAAAATAAGGTATTGATATAGCGCACTGTGTTTTGTTGTTGGTGTAACTTTATTATAAATCTCACTATGCGATTTGTCAATACCAAAACTGCGATTTTTTTAATTTACTTTTAAGGAGGAAATATAAACAATGAACATAGGTGAGAGATTGATAAAATTAAGGGAGGAAAAAGGCTATTTACAGCGTGATGTTGCGGAAAAAGTTGGCATAGCACCAAACACATTAAGTGGGTATGAAAGAAACCTAAGAAGTCCAGACCCCGGCACGCTAGTAAAGTTGGCAAACTTTTACGGTGTCTCAGTAGATGATCTCTTAGGTATTGAAACAAGCAACATATATTTAAGCTTAGCAAGGGAGGCTGAAATTAACGGTATTGATCCAGAAGATATAAGGTTGGCTATTGAGACGATTAAAAAACTTAGAGGGGGGAATTAATTTGGTGAGATATCTTACTAAAAGACAGTTATACTCACAAATACACCAGTATAAACAAGGTCTGGGGCTAGATCATAATGATTATAGATTTAACATGTTGCATATATGTAAACAAAAAGGTATTTTACTTGAACAAATTCCTTTTAGCACTAAACATTTAAGAGGGATGGCAGCTATTGGCTCCGTACCGGGAGAAGATGTTATTCTTTTAAATAGTAATCGGAGTAATATAGAGCAAAATTTTGATTGCGGGCATGAGTATGTACACTTATGTTTACACAGGCGCTTGGAGAAAAGAGTCTTTAATTGTTTAGACGCCGTCTGCGTCAAGCAAGATGAGTATATAGAGTGGCAAGCCAATGAAGGTGCTGCCGAAATGCTTGTTCCGTATAGGGTGCTTCTTCCATTAATCAAAACTGGGCCTTTTAGCATGGCAAACCCATACGATATAGCTTACCTTAAGGATTACGCTGCCGATATGTTTAATGTTACAAGAACGGTTATTGAATACCGCCTAGAAAGCTTAAAGTATGAAATTCATCAATATATAAATGGTATACCATTGCGTGACATAAAAATGCTCTCATTATCACAACAAAAAAGACAAAAAATTAATATTAAATCACTTAATGATATAGAAAAAGGAATTGAGAGACCTAAGGACGTATTCGTTGCCCAGATCCAGCTTTATAAACTTTGATAGTGCATTTATTTAAGAAAGGGGTATTTAATATGCAAAAGGATAAAACATTAAAAAGAGTAGCCCTTTATCTAAGAGTCAGCTCCGATAAGCAAGCTAAAGTAGGCGATAGCCTTCGCGAGCAACTGGAAACTCTGCAGGCCTATGTGGATAAGCGCCCAGATATGATTGTCTTTGACACCTATATAGATGATGGCATTTCTGGCCAGAAACTGGCACGAGACGAATTTACACGTTTAATGGATGATGTGAAAGCAGGCAATATTGACATAATTATCTTTACTAAACTGGATCGTTGGTTTAGATCGCTTCGACACTACTTAAATACACAGGCAATTCTTGAAGCGCATGGCGTAACTTGGACCGCTGTATCTCAACCGTATTTTGATACCTCTACAGCTCACGGCAGAGCATTTGTTGCCCAGTCGATGACTTGGGCAGAACTAGAAGCACAAAACACATCCGAGCGCATTTTGTCTGTATTTGATAGCAAGGTTAAAAACGGAGAAGTTATTTCTGGTACAACTCCATTTGGGTATAAAATTGTTGATAAACGCTTGGTTCCTGATGAGAATGCCAAGCTTGTTGTAGAAATCTTTGAGCGTTACAGACAAACATCTAGCCTTATGGATGTAATGAAGTATATGCGTGAGAAATATGGATTTGACAGAACCCCATCAACCTATCGGAGAAGTATTTTAAAAAATCGTAAGTATATAGGCGAGTATAGGGATAATAAAAACTACTGTGAGCCAATTATAGACAAAGATTTATTTGAAGAAGTGCAACGTCTTTTGGCAAGGAATATCAGATCAAATAAGAAACATGACTATCTCTTTTCTTGTTTGGTTCGTTGCGGGGAATGTGGCTCTGCAATGTCTGCTCATCAGATACATGGCTTGGGTCATAGGAGGCTTGATGGCACCAGAAAAAAATATAAAAGAAGCGGATATCGGTGTAAAAAATGTTTTGATCAGAGGACGTGCCATAACAAAAAAATACTGTATGAGACCACTTTGGAAAAATACCTAATATCTCATTTGAGAGAAGATTTATTGCAATACATTGCAGAAACAGAAATAAAATCTGCGCCTATAGTAAATATTACTGCAAAAAAGAAAAAGATAGAAGACAAAATAGAAAAATTAAAAGACCTCTATGTCAATGATTTAATAACTCTTGACGAATTTAAAGTCGACAGAGCCAAATACTTGGAGCAACTTAAAGCCCTGCCGCAGTGCCAACCTACTAAAAAAGATGTTACACATTTAAAACGCTTGGTAGAAAGTGATATTGAAGAAATTTATAAAACGTTTACTTTTGCAGACAAGGTAGAGTTTTGGAGATCAATACTGCATGAAGCGAGATTCTATGCGGATCGCACAATTAAGCCCATTTTTGCATGAATAAACGATATAGTACTAATGACGCTTGTCCGGTAGGCTATGCATTGTTAGTACTATATCTATTCGCCTTGCAAACGCAGGGCTTGTTTTTTGTGCAATTTGTATGTTTTATAAAGGAAAGTTTGTGCAATATTTCTTTAAAAATACATCAATTTACTGTTGACATACCACCCATTGAGTGGTATAATATAATCAAAGATAAGGATAAAACAAATCAAGGAGGTAAAAAAATGAAAAAGGTTAAAGTAACGATTATCGAGTTAGGCAAGGAAGTTGACACAGTAATAGAACTAAGAAGGGACATAAGCGAATTAGCAAGCGAACTAAACATCAGTAATGACGTCGCATTAAAATTAGCAGTTATGGAAGTTTTAAATGACGATTGGAAATCCCCTTGCACTTGCACTTTTAAAAACTGGAAGAATAAAAGAATATATTTTACAACATCAAACGGAAGTAACAGAAGTAATGGCCGCCAAAGATACTATGACCTAGAAACAAACGAATTAATAGATCAAGGTCTGGACTACTTTAGTTTAAAATCTATACAGCTGGGACTTAGCACAATCAGGGAGGCGTAATAATGACAATAAAAGAACTTAGGTTATCAGCAAGAATGACACAGCGTGAGTTTGCGGGATATTTTAATATCCCGCTCCGCACCATAGAAAACTGGGAAACAGGTAAACGCAACCCACCGGAATATGTAGCTGAATTAATCAGGTATAAGATAGAAAAGGAGGAAGACATGAATAGAACTAAGTTATTAAATGAAATTAAGGATAATATGTACTGGGAAAACATGTTCGCACACGTTTGGAAAGAAAAAAACGATTACATAGTTGAATTTAACGTTGAAGATATTGAAATACTTGACAAAGAAAATTATATTGGAAAGGTTAATTTATCAGAATGGTATTGGAATGATACAGATGGGTTTGACCTAGAATCTAAAGACAAAGATGTAATTGATTATGTAAATGACTGCATAGCCGAGGAATTAGGAATATAATCTCATAAAATTGTTTTTAAGGCGGATATTGGTCTAAGATAACCAAATACCCGCCTTTTATATTATCGTTTGTATTTCCCGCCAAAACAAAGCCACATCTACGCCTTTTTGCCTTCTGTCAAGGCTTGTCTAGTAGATTTGCCGGCTCTTGTGCCATCGTCTCGCATATGTTTACCCCAGCCGAGCTGATCCCAATAAACCAATACTGCTAACCGGGTCTTTGCTCCATAAATACCGTCTACTTTCAATCTCGGATACCAATCAGGTAGCACGGCATTAAGTCTTTCTTGCAACCACCTGATATCCTCTTTCGAGGATTCGGGTGTGATAGCCTTTGCTGGGATATAGTTTTCAGGTATGTATTTAACTCCAATATATTCACATAATCCTCTGGCTATCTCAACAGCACATTCTTTCCAAAACTGCTCGCTAGCCATTAACTCGGTAGCTTCTCTCAAGTTTGTCATGAATGCAAGTTCAACCAATATTGCAGCCTTTACATCCATATTATTGCAATTACACATTGCCAATGAAGAAGATGTAACGCCCCTGTTTTTTTGCTTTGTGCCTTGAGTTAAGTGCTTAAGTACAGTTTCGGCTAGCTTTTTGCTTCTGTTCTGGTACCTGTTATGGATATATATACCAATGCCCTCGGCAGAGTTAAAGCTCTTGCCATCGCCATAAGCATTAAAATGTATAGATACACTATAATCACAGTTGGCCTTAGCTATAGCTCGTTGTCTTTCAGCTAAAGGTGTGTCTGGATCATCAAATGCATTGTTATCATTCCAGCCGGTTCTAAAGGTTTCAAAGCCACATCTTTTTAATTCCTGTTCTAATAAAAAAGCAACTCCGACATTTGCTATATGTTCCCGGAATTGCTCTCCTTTTTTTACAGTTAGTTTGTTATTAATTTTTATTTCCCTGGGAAACGGAGGGGTTCTCTTGCCGGCCGTGTTGGTACCGTGTCCAGCATCAATATTAATTTTAATTGCCATCTGCACCATCTCCTTTTATAGTTGCCTTATCTTCTACCTGTTTCTGCACGTTTTTAACAAGAGGCTCTAAAAACGGAGGAATCGGACCTCCGATATCTTTTATGTTTTCTAGTATGCTTATAAGCTCGTTACAAATTAACCATATGGCAGCAGCACAAGCAAATAAAAACATTACCGGAAGTGATTTACCCACCATTTCCCCCGCATATATGACTAGCCAATCAATTAGTGCTCCTACCAATATCAGTAACCACATAGATACTTTTTTTGCAATGCCTCGGAAACTCTTATAACTGTTTATGCGCTCATCCCTATACTTGCTTGCTACCAATCCTGTCCCATAGTCAATTAAATTGCACAGCACTAATATAAAAACTGGTATAGCAAGTACCCCAATCCATCCGGTCAGCACTGCCAAGAACGCTGTGAGCCACGCCTTAGCTTTGTTTGTGTTTTCCATTTCTCTACCCTCTTTCTTTTTAATAATAAAAAAGAGCCTTTCGGCTCAAATTAAAAGGCACCCTGGTGGATGCCTTTGGTACAATATTGATTACTGTATAAAGTTCGTGCAAATTGTGTCCACTCCTCTGTCTAAAAATTCTTGTGCTAAATCCTCATCGTCAATAGTAAATGCCAGTAAGTACAAGTTATTATCTTTTATTCTGTCAATCATATCATCTGTAAGTACGGTATAATTTACAGCTATAGATACTATTTTATTATCCTTGCAAAACTTAATTACATCTTCTAATTCGTCTGCAATTCTGCTTTTATAAGTAAAATACTGATAATACTTAAAATCATAAATCTCTTTAATTGCAAAGTAGGCAGTTTCAGATGTAAACTGCATTAATATTCTGTCTAATATTTGTTCATCATAATCTGCTAATTCAACTAGCTGCGTAACTGCCCTTTTAGTTCTTGCTTTACCAAACTTTTTTAAATCTATTTCTACTAATAAGTCAGGATATTCTTTCATAATCTCTATTACGGTGCTAGCATCTATAGTGCCATATTTACCATGTATTCTCCAACTCATAAACTCATCATAAGTCGGTGCTTTGCCATCTGTATATTCTATTCCAGTTGCTTCACATGTGTTTTTATCCCACCCGTGGGAGCATACCAGTTTATCATCAGATGTTAAAGTCATATCTACTTCGATAAACTTATAACCATTATCAATAGAGCTCCTAATTGCTTCTTCTGTGTTGCTGTAGATATTGCCTTCGTATCCTCCACCTGCATGTGCCATGTACTTATTCTCAAAAAAAGGTGGAATTATCTCAACCCGGCAATTTAGTTTTTGAATTTTCCCGCTCGGTAAGATAATTTTGCAGTTTATATCTGTAATGCCGCCACCTACCGCTTTTACAACACCATTTTTAGGATTTACTGTTGCTACATTTGTATTCGTACTTGTCCAATAGTATTTACTACCCTTAACTTTGTTATTGATATTTATGTTATAACGCTCGTTAATTTTTAATGTCAAATCATCTGCTGTCAATGATATGCTTTGCTCTACTAATGCAGTAGATGTACTAAATAACCATAATGCAATGGTAAATGTTATTACTTTCCACATATTTGCACCTCCTACCATTATTATAACATTAATTGGCAATATCATCAACATTAATTTGCAGATTAATTCCTCTTTCTTATTTTTTCTATAAAAATCCCCACTCTACTATATCTTAAACACTAGCGTACCTCGTCTAACGTAATCATCGCCATCTAATGTAAATTCATTAGGGCAATCGGCAGGAAATTCACATAGCGATACATAGGCATCTGTAAGTGCTGCGTGTACTGCTTTATTAGCCACACCGTTAAAATTAAAGTATAGCGGAATAAGCATAATTTTTCCGTCGGGGCGTATAAGTTTATTACTGCTACCTGAATAAAATATTGTAGCGCTTGATATCCCCGTAATGGTTGTTCCATCAGACTTATACATTTTTAGCCCACTCCCTGTAACTCCTGTGTCTACCATATAGGGATATTCAATGTTTCCTAATAATGTAGGAATATATGCACTAACTGTATAGGTTGGATATGATGGTGCTTCATCATACCTTGCGCCACCTAGAAGTAAAAAGTTTGTGTTATACGCAAGGTGAATTTGTCCTGATAAAACTAAGTCAGAATCATACCTTCGTAAATGAATCGTCAAAAAATCAGTAGAAAACACCTGTTGCCCAATCCCTAAACCAATTTTAAAAAAACCTGATGAGCCAGTACTAGCATATAGCACTAAATTGTACGGAACGCCTGTTTTCGATAATATAATAGTCCTTGCAGCATTAACATATGTTGGTGCTGTATCGCTAACCACGTCAAAGCCATTTGATACACAAGCGCTTTTGACAGCCTCTAACATATACCAATTGTAACTACTTGGTACTGTTACATTTATATTAATTGTTTCTTTCATATCACACCTCCAATGGAATATAGTCTAATGTCATAGATGGTACTTGAACTGATGTAAGTTTGTTATGTTTTACCCAATTAAGCGTCATTTCAATACCACCTTTGATAATAGTTTTTTGAATTACGCCCTTACTTGCCATTCCCAGTATAAATCCATTGTTATATGCTTTTTTTTCTCCTGCTGTCATAGCCCCCTCCTTAATAATTAATCAAAGTATCTCCGACTTTCGTTATATCACCATCTGCATTATATTCGACATTTAGACTAGCAGATGAATTATCATCAAAGGTTACGTCAAGTTTTGATATTTGTCCGTTTGATTTGGTTACGTTGATAGACTTTAAAGGTTTTGCTATGTCATCTGAATTAATCTTAACTGTACCGTCTCGATTGATTTGAAAGTTTTGGCTATACAAAATAGTATCCGTACCGTTTGGTCTTAAAAAGTCATTAAATCTTACACTTACACCACCTTCAGATACTAACCCAAACCTGGCGTATCCGTCTGAACGTAAGTGTACTAATGTATTTTGACCATCAGATGCCAACCCTAAATCTATTGCTCCATAACTGGTGTTATACCCACCTTGTCCGTCCATAGATGAGTAAGGGCTTATGCGGATAAACTTACCGTTATCTTCATCAAAAATTAGTCCACCATTACCATCTTCATCCTCGGGCACTACATCAAATCCCGCTATTTCTCCAGCTACAGCCTTAAAACTTCCGTCTAGCAATATCCTAAAGCCACCGTTGGCCGTAATCAAGCCTTCCAACTCTATGTTATCAGCCTTAATTAATACCTGCGTTCCGTCTTCCTCGCTCGACAATTCAAACAGCCCTACATTCCCATCCTTATCCACTTTTAATACAAGCTGGTCAGCTAACTGTTCTATCTCTGTATAAACTCCCTGCTCTATGTCTCCTACCGTCTGCACTATACCATCTACATCTTTTTTTATCTTAGCAAATTTACCTTGTAACTGTATTATTTCATTATTTACTCCAAAATTCTGTTCTCTTTCTTCGCTTCCCGGAGCCTCAAACTCATCTTTTAATGCTTGTATGCCTGTTAAAGTTCTTTGCAATATATAAGATACTACAGTATCTTCCGTGGTAAGCGCTACAGTATCTCCAACCTCTAAGTAAGGCAGTCCGATACTTTCGGCCGTGTATGGCCTGTAAGTCCTGCCAAATATATTTACAGACACATTTTCAGCGATAGTCTGTAATTCCTCGGCTGCCTTTCCATACAATAAAAAATTACCCTGGATAACGTATGTATTAATGCCCTCTCCGTATATAGCCCCTATATCATCTTCCTCGGACCGTACCTGCAATTTGTCAACTGGCTTGACCTCGTACTCTTCAAATTTTACAGTCATATATATATCTTTTGTAATCTCTTCTGGTGTGCTGTCAATTAACTTTGGCAATACAATCCGTACAAACTCACCTTGTCGATTAATATGCCCAAAAGCACCATTCAGTTCTACTGTGGCTTCTAGAACGGTTCTACCGCTTATCTGTGTAGGCTCAATAGTCTTTGTAACAGTCATATCATCATTGGGTAAGGTTTGATCTACTTCCTCAACCCCTAAATAGGCTAATAAAGAGCTTCTAAACTGCTTAAGGGTATAAGTTTCATCTCCAATAGGAAACAGGCCATTATACCATTCTGACACGTCCACATCAGTATCTTTTAACTTGTCATAGGCTATCACTTCTTTAAATATTAAGTCGTCTTCTAACTTTGCAGATTCAACTTTAAATTTACCCAAGGGTATGATGTGATCGTCACCAATCAACTGGCTAATAGTAAATTCTCTTCCTTTTAACTCTTCTTGTACATTGGCCAGTTTAAATTTAATCTGAGAAGCCCTACAGGCACCGAATCGGATATCATCATCAATAATTATGCTTTCTGTTAGTTCAAAGCTATCATCTACCACTTGATCGGCATAAATGGGATCCATGCCATCAAAGATGATTTCTAGATCTTTAGGGGTTATTGTATCAGTTAAAGGGAAGCGGTCGTTTCTCAGTATGTTTCTTAGTTCTTCGCTTATACTCAGCATATTTATCACTCCCCATAATCAATTAGTTCGAACTCAACTGCATTATAATAAAAGTTGCCATCTTTATCTATGTGCTTTATCGTATACTCCACATCCGGGACATAAGCTGTAATGGTTTGGTATATATTTCTTTCATCATTCCAAACCTCACAAACAACCTTATCACGGTTTGGGAAAAAGGACTGAACAATTAGTTTTTGTCCATAAGTGAGGTCATCTATTGTCTTGATTTTTACTGTAGTTCTTTTTACTGGTAATATATTCCTATGCGTTGTTCCCCTACCATCTGTATACGAATTTTTGTCCTGTCGTCTATCAGGTATATTACTGTATCCTCCTGGTGCCAATAAAGCGTTAGGGAATACAGTACCATTTACCTTTAATACATATCCGTTTCCTGCCATTGTACTCCCTCCTTAGTATGCAAATGCTGATTTACCAGTTTCATTTCTATACTGCTTATCCTGTCTAACTACTTCGCTATGGATCTGTCTGCCTTCCAGGTAAACATTAAGATTTATCGTTCCTGTTCCTGCTCCACCCATCTCCGTCATAGCCTCTTTAAAGGCCTGTTTCATAGCACTAATAGGAGATACGACTTCTGCTTCACGCTTATTATCACCTAGGATTGCTAAAAACTCACCATAGTTTGCAGGTACTACCGTACCGGTTGCCAGTCTAGGTATTTTAGGTGCGGACATCTGCTTAAGATTAAAGCCTACAGACTTTCCGCCGATACCAGGTACCCATCCCGGTATTGAGAATCTTATGCTATTAATACCTTTTATAACCGTGTTAATTCCAGTTGTTATGCCTTTAATTAACCCATTTATAATACCGATAATTAGATTAACAGGAGTCTTTACTATGCCAACTAACGCATTCCAAACACTTTTAAATATTTTCTTTATCATTTCCCATGCTTTTTTCCAATCCCCAGTAAATGTTTTTTCAATAAAAGTAATAATTTTGGTTAGGGTTTT